TTCCGGAGTGTTTGATAATCTCTTTATCTTGTACTGGAATTGTGAAAGGTTTAACTAAATATTTTAAGAAAACAAGAATATTTTACATAACACATGATAACTCAAATTGTAAAATGTAATATGTTAAAATATAAGTATATAATAGTTGACAAGTGAAAATGTCTATGTTATTATTATCTATGTAATTGAATATATAACCCATAGGCGGTTGAGGTACGAAAGTATAGCGATGTGATAAACATCAAAACGAGCTGAGTAAGCTATGAAGTCGAGAATACCTGATTACATAAACCCCATGTAACTCTATAAGAGATAAGTATTTAAGTTTAAGGTGTCTTAGTTTCATACTATTTGAAAGCCGTTGTTTAACTTACTTACTGAAATTGCAGTATTTACTGACAGGTTGTGCTGATTAGTTTATGCCAATTCACAGCACGTAAAACTAAATGAGCGGAGTAATTACACTAAATTAGAGCTTACGACAAATAACAAATTAACTTTCAAGCAAGAATCTCTAGTAATTACTTGACGGGGGGAAAAACTTACTGTTTGACAAATACAAAAAGAAATGATAAGATATAAATATAATAAAGGAGAAACAAAAAATGAAATCTAAATGTACTAAGTGTCAGGAAATGAGAAAAGCTAGTGGTTTAAGTTATTTAAAGTGTCCTAAGTGCAAACAAGAAGCTAGAGATGAAAGAAAGAAAAATAAAAAGAAAAAAACTAAAAAAATTGTTTATAAAAGCGAAATGGCTAAAACTAATGATGAACTAAGAAAAATTTCTAAACGATTAAATCAAGATAGTATAAACAAATTCATAAAAGAAAGAAATGGAATTAAGGCTTGACTTTTCAAATCTTTTTTGATATTATATACTAAAGGAGAAATAAATGAAAATTTACTATGTGGCACTAACAACTAATAAAGACATAGTGGCTAAAAATTATAGCGGGAAACGATTGTCTCTTTATACAAAAAAACACGAAGCTATTAAGACTTGCGTTTTATTAAATTATCAATGGGAGCTATTTTTCGGAAATGGAGTAAAAGAAGAAAAACCATTCAAAGTTTATTGCGTAGAATCAGAGCCAATGGAGGTGACTAGTGACTAGCCTATTGCTTATGGCTACATATTTATGAACTTAATAGATTTAAGGCTTGACTTTTCAAGTCTTTTTTGTTATTATATACTAAAGGAGAAAAAAATGACTAGCCTATTTGATAAAGTACAGACAGCTAAGCACTTAAAAGAGCGAGAAGACTTAATAAATTTAAAAGATGACTGGCTTATTGATACTTTAATGCCAAGTTCGCAAGCTGGAATACTTGTAGCACCGTTTAAGTCGTTTAAAAGCTCTCTAGCAATGCACATGGCTTTAATGGTATCGCAAGGACTACCTTTTTTTGGTTATGACACAAAGCGTAGTAAGACACTATACATCGACAATGAGGACACGGACAGAGAACTAAACAAAAGGCTTAGAAATAAAGACACTGCACCAGAAGACTTGCATTTCTTAACAGGTGGCGAGTTTATGCTTGATGATTCGCACCACATGAACTTATTATATGAATACATTAAAGAAAATGATATAAAATTCGTGATCTTGGATAATTTAATGACAATGCTAAGAAATGGAGACATTATCTACGGTAAAGACTTTGAACCAATGCTTAGGAGAATTACACGCTTAAAGTTACTTTTCCAAGACGTTACTTTCTTGTTAGTAGCTCATGCAAACAAATCAGCTTATGCAAACTCAATGGACGATAAAACATATATGGTAAAGCCTAGTGACGCCTTGGGTGGTTCTACTCTAACAGCATGGGCAGAATTTATGTTAATGTTAAGCCCTAAACGTGGCAAGCATAACGACTTCTCTAAGTTATCAGTCAAAGCGCGTGGATATCAGTTTGACGATGATTTAAACTTTTCATACGTTGATTCAGTATTCACTTGCGTCAATAAATCAAAAAAAGAACCAGATAGCGAACTAGTGGAAAAAGTAAAGGCTGAAACTCCAATCGAAACGACGAAAGAATCGGCACAGGCTTTCTTAGACTTAGCTAAAGAGCAAGGAAAGGTAATAGAAAATGATTAATTACGAAAACAAGGCAATTAATTTACACGCTGAAGTATATGGCTGGCTATATCGTGCATTAGATGAAATGGTAAAAGCAGAATGGAATAATGATGAACTTTTCAAAGTATGGCTTGGACGTGCTGAATTTCTAGTCAGACAGTCGAAAAAATTGCATACAGCTTGCGAAAATGATTATTCTAAACGTGCATTGATTAGAGCATTACAATTAAAAGTAGAAATAAATGAAAAAATATCATCTAATACTTTACAATAGTAAATAATTTTGATATAATAGTATATATAGAAATAAAGGAGAATTAACAAATGGTAGTTAAATTAACGCAAAAACAAGCTGAATTTCTTTCAACTTTTGGAGACTTTGAAGATGAAGAAAACAAAAGAAAAGCACTTTATCACATCACTCGTTTTGGTTGCGGATATAATTTAACAGACGGTGATGATTTAAAAAGTGGAGCTTTTGAAAATTCTGATAAATTGAAAATGGTTGAAGCTGTCATTAATGGTTATGAATTAATTGAATCTAAGTATAAGTTTTATAACTTTTCTGATAGTAGCGGAGGTACTCCATTATATTATGCAGGTTTAACAAATGAGCTAAAGGGAAATAAAAAATTTGCACTTGAAGTTAAAAAAGATAGTGAAGAATATAAAGCCTTGCTAACTTTAGGTTTCATTGAAGAAGAAATATGATAACATCTTTCGAATCACTAGCTGAAAGGCGATTAATTACTCTCAATTATCATAAAAAGGGTAGTCAGCAGTACATAAACAGCTTAAATTACTTTGAATATGCTAGAATATACTTCGAGAAAAATGGCTTTCCAGAAGATAACAGACGAGTTTATCAAAGTGGCAAGCGAAAAGGTCAAAAGGTTGGCTGGTCTGATAAAGAGGAAAAACAGCAGAAAGAAGATATTAGAAAGTTCATTTATGAAAAGCAACTACAAAAGTTTAAAAGCCAGAGAAAAAGCAAGTAAACATTATGCCAGAGGCGTCAGAAAGCTGTCTAAGGAGCTCAAAGAAATGAACGAGACAAAGTATAGGGCAGAACCTAACGAGTGCTTATATGGCTTAATAAATGACTTGTGGAACTACTGGGACGACGGATACATTTTACCAATGCTTAAGTATAATATAGAAATTACAAGACAAGGGAACGTATTTATCGTAGAAAGAGGAGAAAATGAGCGAAGTTGAAACTTTTGTTAAAATTGAGGGTTTTGAAAATTATGAAGTATCTAATCTAGGCAAAGTTAGAAATATAAAAAGCGGTATAATGCTTAAACCTTGGATTACTAAAGACGGATATTTAAGGCATTGCTTATATAAACATAATAAAAGGAAAAATCTGCTCCTGCACAGAATTATAGCAACTGCTTTTATAGACAACCCTGAAAAAAAGCCTCAAGTTAACCACATTGATGAAAATAAGTTAAATAACGATTTAAGTAATCTTGAATGGTGCACTGAAAGAGAAAACGCCATACATGGCACTAGAACAAAAAGGGTTGCTGAAAAACTCTCCCAAAAAGTTATTCAATTAGACTTAAATGATAATATATTAAATGTATTTAAATCAATGAGACAAGCAGAACGAGAAACAGGGATTGATGCAACTAGTATAAGTGCATGTTGCAACGGAAAAAGAAAAAGTGCTGGCCGCTTCAAATGGAGGAGAAAATGAGCGTATTTGAAAAATTAAGCGTCATTAATGTTAATGATAAAAAGAGTAAAAAGAATAATCTTGACTATCTGAGTTGGGCGTTTGCTTGGGCAGAGGTAAAAAAAGTTTATCCTGAAGCTAACAGTAAAGTTTATGAAAATGAAAAAGGGCTAAATTATCACACAGACGGTCACACAGCTTGGGTTAAGGTTGGTATGACTATTGAGGGCCTAGAACACATTGAGTATCTACCTGTTATGGACTATCGTAACCAATCTATCCCAGTTGAAAAAATTACTTCAATGGACGTAAATAAAGCCATTCAACGCGGACTAGTTAAGGCGATCGCTCGTCATGGTTTAGGATTATATATCTACGCAAACGAAGATTTGCCCGACTTGACAGAAGAACAGAAAGAACTTGAAGCAGAAAAGCAACGACTTCGTGAGATCCAGCCAGCGCTAAATAGAGCTGAAGAACTAGGATATCCTAATATGGAACTACTTAAAACAAAGACAAAAAAAGAAATCTTTGATATTATGACAATTTGGAAAGCAACAGAGGGAAAATAAAAAATGGCAATCATCACAGTTACAGCACAAGCGAACGAAAAAAATACACGTACAGTAAGCACAGCAAAAGGCGACAAGAAAATTATTTCAGTACCTTTATTTGAAAAAGAAAAAGGTTCTAACGTAAAAGTCGCGTACGGTTCAGCGTTCTTGCCTGACTTCATTCAATTAGGGGACATCGTAACAGTAAGCGGTCGTGTACAAGCTAAGGAATCAGGCGAATACGTAAATTACAACTTTGTTTTCCCCACAGTTGAAAAAGTGTTTATCTCTAATGATAATAGTAGTCAATCACAAGCTAAACAGGACTTATTTGGAAAATCTGAACCGATTGAAGTTGATGAATCAGAACTTCCTTTCTAGAAAGTTGGTTACATGTACACATCAGAGGAAAAAGAGCAAATTATCGATATCGTGGATAAGATGAGCTTACTAAGACAAGACTTTGACGGAGCTTTCACTTGGATCAAGGAAAATGTATCAATGCCATTTGACTTCGACGGAGAACAGCAATTTATATCAGACTTGAAGCAGTTAGTTAAAATTAACGCTTTGAAGTTTGGTAAAATATATGAAGGAGTGCTAAATTGACAACATTAAGAGAATTACACAAAAAACTTAAAATTAAACAAACGCTTGATAACTACGTACGAAACACAAACAAAAAATACAAGTATAACTTTGTGGCTGATGAAATTCTTGGCGAGGGAATGGCTAAACTGATCGAGCTTAATACGCAAGGCAAACTTGGACGACATGCACAGCAAATCGCTTATATCAACCATAATTTGAGCTTACAGCGACAAAAAGAACAACTGGAACAAGCTAACGAACGACTCGCTAAACGTGCTGAGAAAGCCCAAAAATTGCTTGACACGGAACTTTTGAAAGATAGCTACATCGAAACACTTGAAATGTTTAGTAAATTCAATTCAGCAAAACAATATACTATGTGGGACGACCTAGAAACTCCAACTAAAGTGATTGAGTTCATGGAAAAAAACGGTGTGAAGCAAGGTAAATGGCTACGTCCTGAAGGAGTTGAGGCTTGGTTTAAAGAACGCATTATTTGGTTCAAGAATAAATTGAAAGAACAATAATATTAAGATTGAAACTTTAGGCTTGACGGCTTAGAGTTTTTTTGTTATACTTAATACATCGAGTTAAGGAAAGGAGTTACAACAATGGAATTATCAGTAATTGATAAAGTTATTATAATAGCACTAGTCGGAATTGGATTATATGCGTTCTTTGCATTAGTTGACTTGATTAAAACGAAAGGAAGCAAATAATGAGTAAATACTTAAATGACGAAAGATATTGCCATTGCTTCGATATTCCAACGAGTAATGACTTAGGAGTTTGCAAAGATTGTAGAGGATACGTGAATATCTGTTATAGTTGCGATCGCTGTTTGCACTGCTGGTTTACATCGCAGATTGAACTGTTTACTGAATATGATGAACCTAAGTTGCTAGAACTTATAGAAAACTGGAATAAATTTCACCAAAATAGAAAGACAAGGAATTTTAATGCTTAAGTTAGACGAGAAGAAAATCAGAAAAGGTAAACCAATCGGACTACCGTATCAAGGAAGCAAGAAAAAGATAAGCAAGAAAATAGTTGAAATTATCAAACAGAACTTTGGCACAGACAAGCCGATTTATGACATTTTCGGAGGTGGCGGAGCAATTACAGCCGAATGTATTTTAAATGGTTTAGAAGTGCATTATAACGACTTAGACAAGGATATAACCAACGCATTTGAACGGGTTATCTCTCAAGACCGTGAATGGATAAAAACGCTAATTATTTCACGTGAGGAGTTTACCGAGATTAAGGATAAAGGAAACAAGACAACAGATGATTTTTTAAAGTTACTGATTAATTCTTTCGGAAATAATAAGAAAGGTTACTTATATTCTAAAGGAATTTCAGATTTAAAATATAATCTAGTTAAAGAAATAATTGAAAATCATGACGTTTTTGACGGTTATAAACAAACAGAAACATATAAGAAAGTTACTTCTGGACTGGACTGGAATTGGTTTAACGCTAAGCTAGAAAAGAATAAAACTTTAGAACAACTTCAACACCTTCAACAAGTTGACAGACTTCAAAAAGTAAATAAAATAAAAGCAACGAATAAAAGTTATCATGATTTTAGTGAAGTTTCTGGAGCTATATTATATCTTGATCCACCTTATGAGGGAACTTCACAAGATAGTTATATCAATTCGTTCAATAGCCAAGAGTTTTATAACTGGGCATTTGAAATGTCCAAAAGTAATATTGTACTAATTTCAAGCTATTCAATTTCAGATGAACGTTTTGAAGTTGTATATTCTTTTGATAAAGCACGTAGTACTATTCAAAGTGGAACAAGAAATGATAAATGTGAAAAGTTGTTTATGGTTAAAAACAGTTGATATTTGACAAAGTAAAAGTAATTTGATAGAATGTAATTATGAAAGAGGTGCAGAGATGACAATTACTGAAAAGCAATTCTATGACATGTTAAATGTTGATGAACACATGAATTTCACAAACCAAATTAAAGAACTTGTTTTTGATAAAAAAGGACGTGAAGAATTTTACTCTAAAATCTTAAATATCCACCATGACATGGGAGTTGATTTCTTTAGGGACTATTTTATGGCTCATTCAGCTGTTTCAGCAAAAGGTCAGCATTATACACCAGATGAACTTGGTAAACTCACAGCGTTGCTTGTAGGTGGTTCTGGAGGTGCTGATTTAACCGGAGCAGGAACAGGAACTCTAATCATTCAAAAATGGCAAGATGACCGAATGAATGCTGACTTTTTTAACTATTTACCGAGTAACTATTGGTATCAGGCATTAGAGTTATCAGATGAAGCTATTTCTTTCTTGATTCATGCCTTTGCAATTAGAGGAATGAACGGTGTAATTATTCACGGTGACGCATTGGAAATGGCTGTAAAACAAGTTTATTTCATTCAAAACAGCGATAACAACCCAATTGGCTTTTCGGAAGTAAATGTTATACCACACAGTGAAGACGCAATGGAGTTTCTAGGTATTAATGAATGGACGGAACAGGCAATTGAACATATTGAAAGTAAATTTCCTGACTGGATTCCACTAACAGAAGAAAGCAAAGGATAGATAAAATGAAAGATACAGTAAAAACTTTAATGATAGTTGTAGGTATTGGCTTTACGCTTATCGCTATCACTTGGGTAGGAATGCTTGCAACGTTGCTTATTACATGGCTTGGGGGTAACATCTAATGAATTATGGCACAAATAAGCACTATGCCAATGAATACGGTGTGGAACTTAACGAATACTTGAAACATAATTTTAACTACGAAGAGCTTGTAGGGTGGTATACAATGCAGGTATTGAAGTATCTAGTGAGAGCTGGCAAGAAAGAGGGTGAAAGCTACGATAAGGACCACAATAAGGCTTTAGACTATGCCAAAGAACTTGCTAACTTAAGTAACGAGAATGAGCTTACAGAGTACACTACTGACGACATTATGGGCTTTATACAAGATATAGCCGATGATTTCAAACAATGGAAAGACGAAGAATAATTGAAAATAAAGTTTATGCTTGACAGTGTGAACTTTTTTTGATATAATCAATACATAGAGTTAAGAAAGAGAGAAAAACAATGAACGCACAATTAGAACAAGTATTAGAATCAACAATAGGTTTCCACGGTTATTATATATACAATAATATTGACATTGTTGAGAAACTATTAAACAAAGAAATTGATATCAAAGGAGTTAAAAAAGTGATAGCAGATCTTGAATGTCATAGTGAAGAATATAGTGATTTAACTTTAAAAGTATATGAATTAATAGGAAACGTCAGAGGATTCCACGAAGAAAGTTATATACATCAATTAATTAAAAAAATTAAAGCTAATGTTTGACAGCATTGGCTTTTTTTGATACAATTAGGGTTATAGAAGTAAAGGAGAAAGAAATGAAAAAATACAACGTTAAATTGATGAACAACAAAAAAGGATTTTTAAACTCTTTTAAAAATGAGCTAGGTGAAAAGTTCCTCTTCCTAGGTTTCAAAGAAGAAAGAAATAACTTTAAATCAGAGTTCACTAAAGAAGAAATTAAAGCGATTGATGAAAGATACTTAGAATTTATTGAAGAGGTCTAAGTTAATTCTTGACAAATATAAAGTAATTTGATAATATTGTTTTATAGAAATGGGATTAAACAATGGCAACTCAAAAAGCTATAAAGGTAGTAGCTTATAACCCTACGACAGAAGAAGAACTATACTTTAGCTGTAAGGCTCAATGTGCTAAGTATTTTGGACTTAAAACTAATACAGTTCTTGGTTGGTTTACATTTGGTAGACCTGTAATTGAACTGTTGGTAGACCTAGATAGAAACCAAGTAGAAATTGAAAAACAAAGTAAGCTAAATGGCTTTGAATTATTTACGATAAATGAATGGAGTATTTTTGATAATTAATTACGAAGACATGAAAATAGAAAGTTTTGGTGAAAAAATAAATGAAATTATTTAACAGAAAACCTAAGGACAAAATTAAAGTAGCAACAGCATTTACATTAAAAGGATTAACAAAACAAGTAATTCAATTAGAACAAAAAGGGTTCATTAAACAAGGAGAAATCCAAAGCGCTATGTTTGACGGAACGATTATAGCTTATAAGCAAGCAATGATTAAGAAAGCTAGTGAATAATATGTGTAAAAAACGCAAATACACAAAAATGGGCGCTTTATATTCAATAGTAAATGCCCAGCATAACAAAAAGAAAGCTGATAAGATACCAGTTAGAGCTTATTACTGTAAGTGGTGTAACTTGTATCACTTATCAAGTCAGCAAAGACTAAATATAAAGACAGGAGTAATTGGATAATGAAAGATGAATTCACATACTACACAGTATCTTGGATATTGGAAAAAGAAATCAAAACACGTAAGTTTTATGACAAAAAAGAGGCTTTAAAATGGAATGAATTGCTTCCAGAAGAACAAAGATATGAAGTTAAAAAGCATACAGAAATAATTGAGATTATAGCATAATGACAAACGAAGAATTATATGAAAGAATTACTAGCGTACTAAAAGAGCAAGGTATCGGAATCAACCAACTTGAGTTAAAAATTAAAGATGAGACAGGTACATGGCCTAGGTTACATACAACTCAATCACGCTTGAGTTTACCACATACCGTAGTATTCCCTTATCTTACTATGTTTTTCAATGATGATGAAATGCACGAGCTTACACTTAAAAAAATGGATAGCGTAGGAGATAACGGAGAAGCGTTTGACTTACTAGATGAGATATTGTCTAGTTTAGAACCAAGCAAAGAATATCTATATAAGCAACGTTTGAAGCGTAGAATGCAAAGGGAGGCAATGAAATGATATTACACGAATACACACGGGAAATTAATAGCTCAAAATATCCACGATTAACAGCACGAAGGATTGCCAATGACTTGAATAATAAAGACTATTTCAATATTTATCTAGTCAGCTTTGAACTTGGTTCTAAACGGTATATTATTGAAAAATTTGAAATTAGAGGAATGAATAGATGAAACGTTTTTACATAGAAGAAAATGATGAAGGTAAAGAGATTAAGCGAAAACTTACAACTTTTGCTAATGACGACTTAACACAGCTTTCAGATGATGAACTAGAAACGTTATATTATGAATCGTCGGCTCAATTTTTAGCTAAAGCAATGCACTTTATGAAGATTGAGAGCGAACTATTTTCAAGAAAGAATGTAACTGTAAGTGATGAAATTCTAATAAATGCTGGCAATAATATTATTGAAGCTATTAATCAGGTAAGCAACTGAACCATAGAATAGGAGAATAAATGAAATATATAAAATTTAGAGAAATATAAAAACAGCTATAAAGCTGTCTTTTTTATATTATTTTTTATTTGTTCGGTGCCATTTCAACTTTGAGGTTATTAGCTTGTAAGAAACGCAAGTGCCAAGGCGCTCCGTCATTCCAAACATAATGTTTAAGGTCTTTTCCTGTCGTATCTTTATAAATTTGTTTGACGATAGTCCATTGGTCGGCATTAGTGAAGCCAATTACTTTTGTTCCATTGAAGTATGATACTCCGCCAGCTGGTTTTCCGTCTTTTGTATTAACTTGATATGTAAATTTCATTAAATCATCGTCCTCTAATTCTGTATTTGTTTGTGTATTGTTTACTATTGCGCTAGTTTGCCCTGTAAGGCGCTTATTTAGTTCTGCGATAAAGTATGAGCGACAGCTTTCTACCGTGCCACCATGTGCCTCTACGGAACGTCTAGGGCATGAAGTAGATGACAACTCTTGATGTAGCTTCACAGTATCATGATTAGGAGTTAGTCCCCATTGTTTCATGTACTTAGCAACGTCATCTAGTACCGCTTGCTCATTTCTCAAAAACTGGTTTAAATCGCCTTCTGATTGGCATACTTCCCAACTGGCATAATTTGCATTACCGTATGAGTTAGCACAATGGTATGCCATATTAGAGAAGTCGGAAGCCTGCAATCGTCCGTCAGAAGCAATGTAAACATGAGCAAAGCCCTCTTCTGGATCATGATTAGGTAACCAACTATCATAAAAACTAGTTTTAGCACCGTTTGAACCAGCGTCATTATGAATTACAACCCCAGTAGGATTATACCCACGTACACCAGCATTAGTTATATTCATTCTTTTTTATCCTCCGTTTGTTCTTCTTCAACTTCTGGAATACTTACACCACTCTTTTTCATAAGTTTAACCAAACCGTCAAACATAGGGCTAATTTTTGCGATTAAGTAAATAAACTGTCCTACAAAGTATAATAAACCTACATTAATCACAGTTTTGGCGATATCAGAAGTAGAAGGAGTTTGAGTAAAGTAAAAGACTGCATATAAAATCCATAGCGCGAAGACTACCGTCAAATCAATCACAAGTCTACGTTTGAAAGGTGGGTTCATCGCTTCTCTATCTTTGACCCACGTAGCGAAAAGAATCGCCAAAATTAAGATAGTTATTAAAATCATTCTAGTTACCATTTTGTTTTGCTTTCTATTTTGTTATTTAATAAAGTAGCTTGCGTTACCACGTGACGACAAAGGGTCACGACCAATATCTTCCCCCCACCAAGTAATACTACCATCTGGGTTTATGTCAATATGGAAAATGGCATCTCTTCCAACAATATGACCAATAAGACTTTGAGCAACAGATGGGCGAAACGGTTCATCTACCCACGTTCTAGACATCGTTTGTCCTTTTTTTATATTTGCCACACTACCAAGGAATCTAACAATTACTAAATCATCGTTCTTTTTAGTAAGTTGCAATTGCAAACCAGGAGCGGTTTGAACTGTCGATGTTTGAGCTGGAACATGGATTGAACCTTTAAGTGATATATTATTTACAGAAATACTATCCAAATTACTGGTCTGAACAATTGGTTTAGTGCTTGTTACTCCAGTTCCTGAAGTTACAACAACATCAAAACAAACTTTCAAAACGCCAGAACCATTGTTTATATCAACACGGTTGCTATTATTTGCGGTTTCGGCTGATAAACTAACAGGATTAGCGGTTTGAGTTAAGTCAATATTTGCATGAATGTAATTAACTGAATCTCCTTTTAAAGCTACTGTTTCGTTTAATAGTTCAAAATATCGACCACCAGCAATAATTGAAGTGTTAGTGTATTGTACGTTTAGGGCTGTATTTAACGGACTTGTCCAGTCTTTGCGTCTAATCGTTCCGTAGTCCATTCCTGTCAACATCATGTATAGTTTTCCGTCATTATTAGAACCGACCGGGAACTCTGTACCATTTTGACTAAAAAACGTGAAATTTTTAATTGTCATTTTTAACCTTTCTTGAAATTATCTTCGCTTTATCTAAAACTGGGTTATCAGTAATTGATAGCTCTAATAATCTAAATTTTCTACCGCCATAAGGATAACCACCAATTGATACAAATTGGCCGACTTCGTACAAGAGCGTAGTTTCGATTCTAAGCGTGTTTTTGCCGTTATAGTATACTTTACCTTGCAATAGTTCTAAGTGGTCTTTACGAAGCTCTCTATGCCCTTTAAAGCTATCTATTCTATATTTGTCACCATAAGTAGCTACATATTCATATAACATTTGGTTTATCTCCACTTTCTACAAAAATAAGTCTATCACTGAACTCTGTTTTAACCCTGTCTGCTATATACCCCGAATATAGTTTTCCTTCGTACCAAACATCAACCAAGTCATTAACATACAAAGGTAAGAGTTCGTTTTGGTTAAAAATTAATCTTGTGACGATTGTAGAGGGTGAAATTTCAGCCTTAATAGTAGATATGTCTGGAGGGTTTCCGTGGTCATCTCTATCATAAAATAATGTTTTAGCTGTCCTCACTTCTGGCAAGTCTGTCCCGTCTCCGTGATAAGTGCTATAATCAATAATATCTCCGTTATTTTTGGCTGTATACATTTTAGGAGGGTCTGCGTAGTCATCTGCATTTGAACTTTTAACGAACACGACAGCAAAATTATAAGCTGAACGTTCTACTATTGTTTCAGTGTCCATTGTCACGATTTGCTTAACATCTACTCTTGTCGTGATTCTATTTCTATTCCAGTTCCTTGAAGCAAAATTAATAAATAACAAAGTTCTAGGGTCTGTTTCAGATGAAGCATGCTGAATGGTTGTAGTTGGTTGGAATTGAACCTTGGAAAATATCCTTTTTGCTACGTCATGAGCTGATGAAGTTTCTGCTTTTCGGTTAATTGTAGCCTTTCCAGCAAAGACAGTTGAATTAAAGAAGTAACCATAACTCATTAAATTATTTTTATTAGGGTCAATTAAATAATCAATGATAGCAAAATTTGTCGTTTTAGTTATTGCGTTTGGAACATCTAAGCTTTCAATCATTGCCCAAAAATAGTTCTTTAATGTGGCTTTGTTACTTTCATCTACATCTGTCACAAGGTAAACCATATCTAAATTTAAGTTTTTCTTTTTACCTAGAGCTTCCTCGATTGGAACAACTTCAGGAAAAAGAATTTGAACAATATCCCCAACTTCTACTGAAACGGTCAATGTAGCCGATGAAGTGTAAAGATAACCTGTCTCCCACAATTCATAGTCAATAACTTGACATCTTGCCTTTGGTATTGGTAGCCCTCTTTTTTCTTTTTTACCATTAGGAAGATTAAAATCAGATATATTATAATAATTAGGGTTAAAGTTATCATAAACGTTAGCTTCTAACATTAAACGAAGTCCGCCTTTCTCTTGATTTTAAACTCTGCCTTAGTTAAATTGATTAACTCCATTTGACCGTGTTCGATTATACGTGTTCTGTATCGTTCAAAGTCCATTACAGGGAACAAATTTAATGAAGTCGTTCCGTTCCAGCCTTGATAAATTTCATCATTTACATCTGTATTGATTAAAATATAATTCTGTACCTGTTCCGTCTTAAATACAATTGCAGTATATTCATTTCCAATATCATCTAAAAACCTAATTCCAGCAGGTGTTTTAGGTAGATGTGGATATAGTACGCCTACAAAACTAAATATTTCATCTTTTATATCCCAACGCCCCAAACGTTCTATATTTGTTTCGCCATAATAAGTGTAAGAAGTCCCTTTGATATATTTATAATTTACTGGTGCTGTTCCTCCATAAATTTTAGACTTACCAGAAAGAACTTTACCATTTTGGATTTTGTCAAAAGTTAAATTTTCGTAAGTGTACCACTTTGTAATTATGTCGAACGTTATCTTTTCGCTAAAAGTTCCGTTCTTCCCATAACCCTCTGTTTTAGTAACTTCTGCTAAAGCTAAATCAGCATAAACTTGAAAAATCTCTGTTTGATATTCAAGTGTAACGAATTTTTTACTAAGAATATCGTTTACAAAGTCTTTCATTAATTGATAGTTTTCTTCTAAACTTTCGCCAAACGTTTCTAACTTAAACTCTATTTGAGGTTGAGTGATCGAGCGAGTTCCCATTACTCCGATACCATTACTTTGCCAAATGTTATTAGTTGATTGTAACCCTAAATTAGAGGGCTGATAAAACCTAACTTTTCCATTTGTGACGTCCCAAACTTTGTCGTTCGTTCCGTCTAAGTTGGTATGTATTTTGTACTGTCTTACCATTAAGCCCTCCCTAGGTCAAATTCTCGTCTGATTGCGCGTGCTAAGTTAGAAACATCTTGACCAGCACCACCTTGTACGTTAAATGTGTTGTAAGTTCTATTGTCGCTTGATACGCTGTTAGTGCTTAGACCGTAACCGCTAGAAGATAAGTTAATATCTGTTAAGCCTACTACCATTGAACCTTTGAACATTCCGCCAACTTTTTTTGAAACCCAATCAATTGAACCTTTGATATTTTTAATTGTATTTTCTACACCGCCTAGAACGTTATCTATCGTATTTTTCACTCCTCCAAATATATCACTAAAGAAGCCGCCAATACCATTAAATACATTTTTTATTGAGTTGTAAGCATTAGAAGCAATATTTCCAAAAGCGTCGAATACTCTGCTAACTGTATTTTTAGCACCGTCAAATACTCTACTAAAGAAGCCGCCAATACCATTAAATACATTTTTTATTGCATTCCAAGCATTAGAAGCAAAGCCGCCAAGAGCGTCGAATACTCCGCTAACTATATTTATAACACCATTAAATACTCTACTAAAGAAGCTACCGACTCCACTAAATACTCCTTTTATTGCATTCCAAGCATTCCCAGCAAAGCTACCTAGTGCACTAAAGACATTTGCTACAACATTTCTAACACCATTAAATATTCCGGCGTAGAAGCTTATAACAGTATTCCATATTGACTTAATTAATTCCCAAGCTTTCCCAGCAAAGCCGCCAATTGAACTAAAGACATTTGCTACAACATTTCTAACACCATCAAATAGCCCTGTGAAGAAACCTGTAACTCCAGTCCATGCCGTTTGAATACCAGTAACAACATTTGTCCATAAGGTAGTAAAGAATGTTTTTATTCTGTTCCAAATATCTTTAATACCTTGTACAATTCCACTGAACCAATCGACTAAGCCTTGCCAAATGCCTTTAGCTCCGTCAACTGCTCCGTTCCATATATCAGCAAACCATTGACCAATACCGCTAAAGAACTTAACTATTTTGTCCCATGCACTCTGTAAGAAGTCTACAAAACTAGCCCAAGCCTTTTTACCTGTTTCGGTTTGAGTGAAAAAGTAAACTAGACTAGCAACAATGGCTGTGATTGCTATGCCAAGAGCCACGAATGGATTCATAGCCATTATAGCATTGAAAGCACCTTGTATAGCTGTTCCAATTTTAACTATGTTATTATAAAGTTCAATCGCCTTAACAATTCCATTAATGACTTTTAAAGCTGCGAAAGCACCAGCAAAAGCAACTAAAGCTACTTTTATATTATCCATTGCTTCCTTGCTTTTACTAATTTTTTCCAGAAAATCAGCTATTTTTTTCGTGACTTCTGAAAATTTGCCAGCAAATACAGCTATGCTCTTTGCTACGTTATCTATACTTGTTGAATTTTTCGCTGTTTCTGTATTTATTCCAAGAAATGAATTTATGACTTTTCCTATAATAGAAACTATGGAATCAAATGCGCTTTTTATATTATCCCAAGCCTCTAAAAAGGCTAAAGTGGTTCCATTTTCTTGCATTTTTTGAAACAAGTCTTGAAAATACTTAATAACCTTTGTTATAGTTTTACCAGCACCTTCGCCCCAACCGCTCATTTTATCAATTAAGCCACTAATGATAGGAGTTAAAGCGTCAAGTGTAGGAAGTAATGCTAGTGATAATGTTTCATTGAAACTATCCCAAGCGTCACCAATAGTAGTTACTCCTCCACCGCCTGCTTTACCAAGTTTTTGCATAGCTTCGTCTAACATTCCAACAGATATTGCACCTTCTTCACTAGCAGAAGCAAATGATCCGTACTGTTGCAAAGCTGGGTTCATTTCCATAACAGTCGATTTAAGTGCTGAGCCAAGAGCTGTGTTATTATCTGTTAGCTGATTGATGTTTTCAGCTGTGACTTTACCACTTGCTGACATCTGACCGTAAGCCTGAACTACACCTTTTAATTGTTCGCCAGTACCACCAAATGCTTGGTTAGCTTTTACTAATGCTTCCGTTTTACTAACTGCTGATTTAGCAGTATCGCCTAAACCAATGAACGTTGTTGAAAGTTTTAAAGTATCTTCGGTATTTGCATTTGTATCTTTAGCAAGATTCTGCATAGATTTGCTTACATAGTCAAAGTCTTGTCCATTGCCTTTGAACTTCATTGTATTTTGCAATGAAATCATGGCTTTTTGAGTATCCATTGCGTCAGATACCCAGCCTTTTAAGCCATTACCGACAGCACTAACAGCACTAGCGCCAATTTGCCTAAATGCACCAACAGCAATCTCTCTAAGACCGCTAAAGCGTGACTTCATGCCGTCAATTCCGCTATTAACGCCCTTGGTATCCATTTTAGCTTCAATATTCCAAGAGCCTGAACTAATAGCGCCCTCGACTTGCTTAATTTCGCCCTCTAGCCTATTGGCTTGTGTTTCTGCTGTGCCTAAGTCTCTAGTAAGTTGTAACCATTTCTTTTGACCTGCTGGTGAGCTTTTATCAACCGTAGAAAGTTCTTCTTTTAATTTTGTTGCTTTGTCACGCGACAAGCCCAACTGCGTTTGTAAATTCTTCTGCAATTGCGCCATTTTACCGGTATTTGTGGGGTCGAGTTTTAGAGCTTCACGTAAGTTTTTAGCTTCTCCTCTAAGCCCTGACATTGCGGTATTAACACCTCTAAGTGAATTCTCGAACTTTGTGGTATTACCGTATATCTCGACCTCAAACGTTGCATTACTTGCCATTACATGCCCTTTCTTTTACGCCTTTTCTCTTTTTCTTTTTCCTCTTTCTTCTTCTCTGCAATAAGTTCAATTATTTTATAAACAAGTTCTAATTCCATTTCCATGAACTGTGTTATATCAATTTCGTTATTGCCTAAAATAGTCAAAAGTTCTAAAGTTTTATTTTCCTTTACAGTATCTTTCTTTTTCTTAATCAATGAACTAGAAGAAAAGAAGACCATTTCGTCTTCCGTTTCCTCTTTTTCTTGAATAAAGACAGTTTTACAGAAGATGTTGATTAACTCGTTAGTCGTAGGAAGCTCTGTTTTATCGTCTAAGGCGTTTTGCAGTCCTCCGTTACAATCTACCCAAAGTATCAACAACTTGTCTGTAAAGCTCTCCATTTGCTCTGTAAAGTCATCAGGAATATATCCAGCGACAAAAGAATTTTGTAGGTCTGCAAAGTCTTTCAAATCTGTAATAAAGTCTGAACCAGTTAGTTCTAAGTATCTAATTGCATGTTTTAAAATCATTTACAGTCCTTTCAGCTCATTAAATTTCTTTCTGCCACAGTTCGACAAGCTCTTTAAGACCTTTACCGTCAGTATCGAACTCAAAGCTAGTACGAAAGTCTGCAAAGTCGCTTTTAGCTTTTACAATGTTATCTTGAAAAAGAGCCAAGTATAGACCATATTGAACGAACTCCATTACATCAGTAATTTCTCCGTCTTCTTTTTTAAGTTCTGTATCCATTGCCTTTTGTTGCTGGAAAAGGTCTTTCCCTGTAATCATTTTAAATTTACGTGCTGTACTCAATTGTTTCGCCATTTATATATTCCTTTACTTAATTAATTATTTAGGTTGTTGCGTTTGTTATCTTACGAATGGTTAGTTACTGAAACTCCTGCGGTAACATCTTCATAACCGTCAGCGGAGAACGTTACGATATGGACACCGGGCGCAAGTTGTCCGTTGGTTTCTACTTTTCCGTGATCGTCTCTAATTACTGATGTTACTTTTACAGTTCCACCCTTAGAGTCTTTCAAAGTGTCAGGCACTACGATTGTTCCGTCATTATTACCCTTTGTAGCAGTAGTTACATTAGGAATAACAGGAGCTACAAGTGTAATTGCACCAGCTAGAACTGTATCAGGTTGCATAATGAACAGTCCGCTTTCCATTTTTTTGACGAAGTCTTTTGCTTGTTCTCCCCAAATTTCGTACTCAATAGCAGGGACTTTTTTATTTCCATTCAAATAAATATCTGAATCAGTCGCTTGTACTGCCAAAGTCCATTGGATAGGGTCTACACCGTCTACTGAATCTGTTTCTGATTCTTTTGTAGCTTCTGCTGTTGGTCTCAAATTTGGATAAATGACTACACGGTAACCGTCAATAAACTCTCCTGTAACTTTATCACGTTTGCGCCCTTTAATAAGATACTGAACGCATTTCGTTTTCCAATTACCAGTAGGAGACCAACCCAAGCCATTTTCTGTTCTTTGTTGACCTAAAATGTCTTCTTTAAGCGCTTGGTCTGTTTGAATGAATACCATTTCGCCTTGAAGTAATGTAGCGCCTTTTTTAACTCCATGGTCTGGTACGTCATCAGCTGGATAGCTATTAGTTTCCGCTTGGTCTTCCATTTCGCCAACTGATACTAAACCAGTTACAATTTTATGGTTAGTGAACACTGGTTTTCCGTTACTCCCCTTGGACATATCAGCTACGATTAGAGCTTCATTACCAAAGAAAATCTCACGTGAGTTATAATCTAATTTCATTTTTTATTTTCCTTTTTATATTTTTATGCAGTACGTTTCCAATAATATATTGTTGTTAAACCAATTACTGCTGAACAGATGCTCTGTCATGTGCCAGTCGTGTAACCAGACGATGAAATTGAGATATTAGTTCTGAGTGTTCGATTGGCATTATTCGCCTCCCCAGCTAAATCTATTTAAGTATGTGATAATTTCATTTGTCACATTTGGATTTTCACCGTATGATAGACTGTGCACACCTTCAGCAACCTCTCTGTACTCAGCTGTTCCTCCACCATTATTTATGGCATCTACAAACCTTTTTGCGTAGTTTTTTTCAACAGCTGGATTTCCAGTGTTATTAGTTTCTGTGCTTCCATACCAAATTTTTATTGGCGGTAAAGGTTTGATAACAACCTCTGTACCACCTATATCAAGTAAATTTGCGTAAGGGTTTGACCCTTGGGCTTTTTTTGCGTCCCAAGCGTCACCCATACCGTATAAAACTTTTATGACACTTTGTGTCCCATCGGTTGATGAAAAAGCAGCCTCCAGATTTATTACAGGGCTACCCAAGGCGATAGATTTTATATTTGGTAAGTTTTGAAATGCTAAGTTAAGAGCGGTCAAGCCGCCCATCGAAAATGCGTAAACCGAAAATTCTTCTTCAACATTATAATGATCCGTAACATATTGATAAGCTTTTCTCCAAGCCGTTAAACCGCGCTGGTCGCCCCAAAATGAGCAACCGAGTGCATCGTTTGAAAAGCCATTACAGTCAAAGACAAAATAGCCATTTGATGAAAATGCTTTAATCATTGTCACGTAGCTCGGAACAGACTGCCAACCTATGGCCCCTTTACCGGCTCCATGACAAAGCATTAGTAACTTAGATGGTTTCCCGAATGGTGAATAGAAATTTGATGGCATATATAGGTGACAATCAACATCTTCAAACGTTTCTCCCTCGTAGTTACCTTTGTTTGATGTTGTATTAACTGGTTTTGATTTATTAACCCTAACTGTAAATTTTTGAAATCCGTCTCGATAAGGCCTTTTTGTAATTAATGGATAACCATTTAAGTCGGCGTTCGCACCTTCAACATTTCTTTGACCATCAACAATATAAGCGGTATTGATAAAAGTATTTAATATTGATGATCTAATATATTTTGCACCAACTGGTACAGATACTGGTCCGTTTGGCGTAAAACTGGATACGAAGTTTTTCCCAGAATCATACCAGCTTGACAAGCCAACTCCTCGTTGCAAATTTATATAGACATGGTTACTTACATCAATGTAATCAGTTGCATACCAAGCTTCCGATTGAGTCATAACCCCAGAACCATTAATATAATAACCAGCTATTAAATCATTTTTATTAATAAGATTATTTGCACCATATTTTGAATATACTAATTTGTTGCCGTCAGGATTTGTAGTTTTCGTTAATTTTTCGTTAATTCCCAAAAATTGCTTTCTGACAGCGTCTCCAGCTGTTACATATGTTTTTCCGTCAAATCCAATGCGTATATCTGAAACTTCCGAAGAAATTGTATTGATTTTATTTTGAAAGTCAGTATCTTTTGCATCTAGTCCATCTAATCTTGCATCTAAACTCGACTGACCTCCTCTTGCTTGGATGATTTCTGCTTGTTCAGCTTTTGTTGAAATTGCAACACCTTGTTTATCAACAGTAGCTTGTAAGTTGTCTAAATCCGTTTGATTGGCTTTTGTTGAAATAGTCGCTGATTGATTATTAACAGTATGCTGTAAACTTTCTAAATCAGTTTGATTAGCTTTAGGGGAGTAATCTCCGTTACTCATAAGAGAAATATTACTTGTTAAAACCTTTACTGAATTTATTAGTTCAACTACTTCTGATTCACTGGCGTTACTTGCGATTGCGTCTAATAGCGATTTTATAGTAACTAAATTTTCAGGACTAATACCAAATGCTTCTACTTCATTTTTTAGCTCTGTCATTGCATTTTGTAAGCTTGTCACATCAGCTAAGTTTGCTTTAAGTTCGATATTGCTCGTATTTGAATCAGTTTGAGCATGCAAATTATTCAACTCACTACGCATGACTTGTGGCATATTTTCCAATAATAATTTAGTAAAATCATCAATCTTATTATTTACTTCTTGAGCTAAATCTGTAACCGTAGAATTATCTGATATAAATGTTAAATTCTTACTGACAATAACTTGTTCTTTATCTTCATTGAGAAGAATCAAGTTCGCTTCAATAACTCCAGTTGCTGTCATTTCAGTTGGAATTACCAAAATAAACTCTCCTTTAGCTAAGTTTTCAGGAGGAATCATAACAAAACCAGAATTACTGCTATTAGTATATTGATATGTAAGTTTTAATGAATGACCAGTCAAATCAATTTCGCCTCCATTATCAATTATTTTAACTGACAATGTTCTAGCGTTGACGTCGCCTTGCATTATTTGAATTGGTTGTGGGAAGTCTTTATTGACCGTATCCCATACAATCGCTCTATTTCTAAAATTATCTAAACTCATTAAAAAATACCATTATTGTTAATTTCAATCAAATGTAATTAAACCACTTTCTACTTTTATAATTTCATTGAATTAGCATAATTAGCGCCTTTTTTCAATGTTGTTTTGACGTCTTGCATACCTTTTTTTTCAACTAAGAAATACATGCCATGATAACCGCTGGTGTAACTAGCCCTAGTACCTGCATTAACTACTACTTTATCGCCTTTTTTAACTTGCTTTAAGTTTCCTGACAATTGCCCAGTATTTTGATATCTTGCATAAGTATAGGTATGACCATGGCTTCTGATTAATCTAGTTCTTCGGCTTGCGTTATTAGCCTTCGCTTTAAACTCTGCTTCAAACCAATCGCCCATGCGTTCTGTTACTTTAGTTTGCATTTCTTTAGCTATGCTTGATGTATTAAGTAAATTCATTACCATGCTTGACCACCTGCACCACAAGGCAAATAAACAGTACCAGTATAATTGTACAAATGGCTATTCTCTGACCAGTTCGTCATATTCCAACCGTTTTGTAAAACATTTCCGACAAGTCCGACAAGTTCATCGTCAACATCTTTAACAGATAAAACAACTTGATAATAGTAACCCATGACAAAGCTCGTATTATCCATTTTAAGCACCTTTGAGTCACTAAGTGACAAATATACCGTCTTGTCTTCTATCGTGTCCTTAACGCCTAAAATAACGTCATTTAGAGGCATTGTAAGTAAATTGTTGTACCAATCTATATAAGAATCAAATTCCATTACTTACGACCCCCTCTAAAATCATCTTGTTATTCTTAGGGTTTCTTTCCCATGTTGTACGCTTGAAAGTTTCGCCTTTTTCGTCTAAGAAATAGTTGAAAATCAAGTCTTCCATTTCTCCGATTCCGTTAAGCTCGTATCTTACGTTTTTACCTAGCCCAATCATAGAAAACTCATCAAGCCTTGTCTGACTAATTCTCTGTTTAACTGCTGGTAAAACGATAGGCTTTATAACATTAGCTTCTGCACCGTTCTTCTTCTTAACAGTCGTTTCTACCTGTAATGTAACTTGTGAGAATATCATTAAATACCTCCATAATACATTAACTCTTGCAAAGAAGCCAGACGTTTCATTTCAGCATTTCGCCATTGTTCAGCCGGTTCATCAACAATATTAAGCCGACAATAAGAAGCAATAAAGTCTTTAACTAATACGCTTGTTTCGTCAGCTTTAATACCATTTTTTTCTAGCAACTTAATAGCTATTGAACGGAATAAGATGAGCTTACTATCATAAGCTGTTACTAAAATCGGAATACCACAATAGACTTTAATATAATCTATCATTTACTTCCTCCATTTTATTCTTATGAGACTGTAATTACTGCACCAGCGTTATAAGTTTCAACATGACCGCTTGTTAGTGTTTCTACCAAAATCATGTTGCTGTTAGTTTTCCATTCAAAGGCATCAACTTTTGTAAGGTCTTGCATGTCAATGTGATATTTTTGGTCTACCAATACAGTAGGTTTGAGTGCTTTTGAACCTGTATAGACAATGATTTCATCAACTCCAACTTCAGAAGCAATTTCAGTATCATCATTTTTAATGCGAACGTTAGCATTTGCAGTTGCTTGACGTAACTCATCTAACAAGGCTTTACGGTCTTCTGTTTTAACAATCAAATAACGACGTCCAGCAGTAGGGCGAACAAAGTCAACCGCTTCTTCAATAGCGTCAGCAAATGGAGTTTTGCCAGCTGATTTGGCTTTTGTAGTAATTTTTTTGATTTTTTTGACGTCTGCTTCTTTTTCAATTGATTTAAAACCGTTTGTTCCGTCACCCTCAACAAGCGCAAGGTCAACAATTTTATTAACAATAGCTTGTGTAAGTTCCGCTACAATCAAGTTGTAAAGTTCAGAATATGACATTTGAAGTCGTTTAACACGTTCAGCAAGTGATTGCAATTTATAAACCATTACAGGTTCAAGAGTATCAATAGTGAGTGTGGCTGCCTGCTCTGTTTTTGTTTGTCCGTCTTTGTGGACTTGGGCTTCATTAGCTGAATCAAATGAGCGTGATACAAGCAAAGCACCAACATTTGTAACGTGGAATACTTTGAATACTGGGTTAGTATTTAGCAAAGCTGTGTTAATTGATTCAACTAATTTGCGTGGAAGTTGGAAAGTTGTGTCTGTGATAGTTACACCATTTTCAGCAAGTTTTGCGCTCCAAGCGTTTTTAATTTCTGATTTTCCAGAGTTCTTTTTCAATACATCAAAAAATTCTGTTACAGCGTTTTGTGATTCAATAAAGTTTGTCATTTTATCTTTTCCTTTTGGTTTTTCTTCCTGTGCGTTAAGTTCATTCTCAATTTTGATAATTTCAATTGAATTTTCTGAAAGTGTTTTTTCTAATTCTTGTACTTTTGGCAAGTCTTCAATTGCGTTTTTTACTTCAAAGCCACTAATTTGAGATTTTAAAGATACGTTATTTTCTTTAAGTTCTGCCAAGCGATTTTGTTTTTCGATTAAATCAGGTTTATTCATATTTCTTTTTAATATCCTCAATTTCTTTCAAAGCGTTACGGCTTTCAATAATTTTGTTGCGTTCTTCTGTAAGTTCTTCGCCTAAGGCATTTTGGATAAATTTTGCGTTAGGGTCTGCTGGTACTGAAACAAGAGAAATTTCTTTAAACTGTGCTTTATTTACAACTAGAGCGTCATTATCATTGAACTCATAATCTGTGATGTAATAGGCAATTGATAGTGAATCAAACGCTCCATTTTCAACAGCCTTGTTAATGTTTGGTGCATTGTCATAAAGCGTAAAGTCAGTCAGGTATTTATTAGAAGCCAAATCATAGTAAACTTTTGCGTCCCCGATGACTTCGCTAGATCCAGCACCATGTTCATATAGCAATGGATATCGTTCTCTAGCAAACTCAATACAGTTAGGAGTCAAGATAATACCATTAAGGTTCTCTACACCAACTTCTGACCCAATACCTTGGAACGACTTAGAACCGTCCTCGTTTTCAGTCACTTTAATTTCAGCACTATTGGTTATTAGTTTCATCTGTGCTTGTTACGTCCTTTCTACTGCCTTGTAGGTCACTTAGGTTTTTAACAGCAACTGCGTTAAGGTTAGCTATGTAAATATCTCCACCCTCGATTGGTTGCTCGCCCATTTTAACAAGAAGTTGATTCTGTGTAAAAATAGGACCATTAATATTTTCATGGTACAAGTCAATTAATTCTTTCAAAGTTGCAAACTTGAATAGCTGATTATCTACAATTATGCGTTCATAATATAAATTATCCTTAATCACTCGTCTGCGGTTTGTTGAAATCAGTTTATAAGTCAGTTCCTTTTCAAGTTGAATCAGTAAAGGAATGATAGTAGAGTTATAAAAATAAATTTGTTGTTCTTGCGTAGCAGTACCAAGCAAAATATTTTCATTCATAAAGTAACCTGTCAAAAGTTCCGATTTAATAAGGTCAATTTCATCTTTGTTTAAAACAGAATAATCTTTTTTAAGTTCTACAATTTCCGTCTTGTTATCAACTGGCGTCAAACCGTTGTAACTCGAACCCTCTTGCATGTTCTTTATTGTTGCTAGTGCTTTTTCTCGATACTCCTGTGTATTATCAATATCAAGAAAGGCATTAATTTTCAATAAACCACGCAATTTACCTTGTTCCAGCTTAGTTTGAATACTAGCTAGAGCATTATCTAAAATACTTGTGTCTTCATTGATATAAAAAGGACTGATAAGCCTTACTAATTCTTCAGGTTTATATTCTTTTTTATCGTTAGCAAACAGTAAGTCTAATAGATCGCCCGTTTCACTGTCAAATATAGGGTACAAGTCAATATATCGAGTTGTAAGTAACTTTTTAATTACCTTTTGCCAAAACTCCATGCTATTGTGTTCGCCCTTAGAACTCCAGTTTAGAACTTCATCTAAGTCAGAACCAGCCATACTAATCAAAGTATCAGAGCCAACATCAGATTTTTTATATTTTACATGATTAAATTCTACTTTTGTTATTTCATTAGCAATTTTATTGTGAATATTAGTCACAAAGGCACTTGTATATTCTACCGCTTCATTTTGCCACGCTGTAACTCTTTGTGTTTCATTGTTTAGTTTTCCACGTGAAAATGATACTACTTTTCCGAATAAGTTCAATTTTCCCCCTTTCTACCATAAACTTACGCCTTTCCCTCGTTTATGCTCTCCTGTTTTCTTGTTATGGCAAGACTTACAAAGGAGTTGTAGGTTATCAGGGTTCAGCGCTATTTTCCAATCATCAAGATTTTCCCAAGTTAGTTCTATAATATGGTCTACTTCGTATTTTTTAGCACCGAATACACCACATCTTACGCAAGTCATTTTGTCACGTTGTCTTACATAATCACGGACTGCCAACCATTCTTTTTTATTGTACCAGCCACTCTCTCGGACTGTGTCAACGTTATACTTCATCTGACACCGCCATTTCTAAAGCCATTGTCAAGGCCACAGTAGGGTCAATTTTATCTTTTTCAAGTTTTTTGGTATACATATAGTCCCCACTTTGTCCGATTTTAACAGCAGTATTATTTAAAGCCCACTGCATGACTTTTTGATTATGGATAAGTTTATTTTCAACTAATTTAGATTTTAATAGCTTAATATAGTCATTCATTGAGAAACCTTGTCGAATCGCTCTTTGGTTATCTCCGTCTTTGTCAAAGAAATAACGTTCAATCAGCCCTTTTAAAATTTCGTAGCGTGCTGGGTCATATCCGATTTTTCTAAGTCTGCACCCTGTTTTGGTTCTAAAGTCATTAATATATGGTATTAAGTCATTGACATTGATATATTCCGTATCAAGTAAGATTAGTTCTCCTCTGTCAACGAATTCAGTCCATAGTTCTTGCTGTTCTGTGTCCAGTTGCTCATATTGCGACCGTACAGAGAAAGTAAGTGTATGACTGTAAGTTTTACCCTCTAACTCACAAACGAACGACACAGCGGTTAAATCGCCAATCAAGGATAGGTCAATTCCGACATAAGTTCTATTTTTATTAAATACAGATAAGTTGAAGTCTGTTAGTTTAGTATCTTGCGGAGTGAAGTAGTAAGCTGTATCCTGCATAGGCAAGCCCATATTAAACGCTAAGAACTTATTCTGTAACGCTGGATCTCCTTGCGCAAGTTCGTACTCCTCAATAACTCCTGACCACTTAGGAACATGACCGATAAGAGGCAGTGCCATAGTCCAATTCTTCTTATCTTTGACCTGCTCATGATTTTCTAGCATATAAAGCAAGCCGAACGACCTATCATTGTAAAATTCTTCTTCTGATTTGAAGCGTTCAACAAGTTTATCATAAAGTCCGTCACGTTTAAGTCCTCCTGAAGTGATGTAAATACTTTGCCAGTTGTCTTGTTTTTGACGTGAACCTTTATTGACTGATTCTGTTATATCTTCGCCATAGGTATGGACTTCATCAAATATATTAAGAGAACTATTACCACCTTGCGCCCTCAAAGTATCATTTGTTTGCTTTTTGAAAGTGGTTTTAAAAGAAGTAAACTCTAGCCCTTGTTTCGTGCTCTTAAAAATCTTGTTTTCGTTATACACTCTTAAAGTATCACTTGCTTCCGTTTGATTCCGAACTTGGTCAAATACGTGTCTAGCCTGTGTATTATCATATGCAATAACCAGACTTTCTCCACCATATTGTCCGCCTAAAATCATCCAGTTAAGCACGCGCGTTGCCATTAAACTTGACTTACCAGAACCACGTCCCAAATTAAGGAAAATTTCATTGATTAAATTAACTTGAACGCCTTTTTCATCAACCATATCATAGCCAAGCATTAACTCATACCACCAAAGCTGTGGAGGTAGTAGCTTGATTTTCATAAGGTTACCAGTAGTCAAATAGAAGTTGTCTTGTATCCATTCAATAGCTTGCGTAACACGGTCATAGCGATAAATATACTTATTATGAATTCTGATTTGCTTCTGAATAGTCTTACGAATGTATTTATTAATAATAATGCCGTTTTCTTTGTTGTATTCCAACATTTTATTTAAATAATACATTTATTCAAACCCTTTCGGCACTTCAATTTTTGGCGTTTCGTACTTACTTAGCTTATAGTCATCAAGTTCTTCAATCTTAGCTTTAAGGTCATTAGAGCTTGATTCTTCCTGTTGCAATCTCCGCCATTCAGTAGGGTTATAAAGTTCAGGGTTACCAGCCTTAGCAACCATCATTGCTACCAAGCTATCTTTATCCAGCTCTTTTTCTTTAACCTTTACTTTTTCAACGTTTCCGTCAGCGTCATAGATTGTCTCTGTTTCTTTTAGCGTTCTGACTGTTAGTTTGCTTGCTAAGGCACTCTCAGCTAGTTCTAATAGATTTCCCCTAGCAATACCTTTAGCTTCGTCATACGCCTTTATATTGTCATCTCGCCACTTTCTAAAAGTTTTAGCCGAACAATGCAAACTGGTGTAGATTTCTCTGTCATTACAGCCTGATTCAATTTTATCAATGATTTGACTAAATAGCGGTTCTTCATACATCTTAGGTAAAATTGTGGGTCTGCCACCGTTTTGTGTTTGCATATTGTCCTTTCTTTTAAATGTGATTATATCGTTTAAAGCCTATATTCTCGTTTCTAAGAACAGCAATAACTTTTGCTTATAAGTTTACCAACTTGGGTAACTCTGCTCTCACAAGCC